GAAAATCGCAGGAATATCCCCCACGACGCTTTCCCCGTCATCATGGATCAACGCGGCCCGTAACAGCGCCACGGATGGATCGGGGTGCATCATCAAGATAATACGCGCCACGCGTCCACTGTGTGCGTCGATCCGGTCATTGGTGTGCGCAAGGTCGGGATTGGTGTGCCAGCGACGAACAAATCCCGCGCGGAATGCTTTCAACAGGCTCATGCCACGTCCCCCAAAAGGTTATCTTGGGACGCTTCGGCTTCGGCCAGAAACCTTGCGGCCTGCTCTGCATATTCGGGCTTCAATTCGATACCTAAATATTTACGGCCCATCTTGAGAGCCTGAAAGCCCGTGCTGCCAATGCCGTTGAACGGATCAAGCACCAGTTCTCCGGGATTGGTGTAAAGACGTAGGCACCGTTCGATCACGTCCAACTGAAGCGGACATATATGGCGCTCGTCTTCAGATCCCTTGGCCATCTTTCCGTTTAGAACATTACCTTGTTGCACGGTCATCCAAACTGGTGACGCAAGTTCCTGCCATTCGGAAACCGGGATAGTCATATCCTTGATGGCGTCTGCGTGTTCAATGCCGTTTTCAGACGCCCATTTATCAGCCGCGCCGCGTTCGGTCGGGTATCGCTGGAAGTCGTCTGAAAAGTGACGGATAGGCGTTTCAGATGGTTCGTCCTTACGGAAAAATAGCATGTAATCGGGCATCCCCACGCGCGTCATGGAGCTGTCTTTGCGCAGGGTTTTGTAGAGTAATCCAAGCGCCTTGGTGCGCTGCATTTCGACTACAGGGTCTTTCCAGATCGTCGCGCGGGCATGGTAGACAAAGCCTGCATCTCGGTGCGCTTTGATCAGATCCCCAGAGAAGTCCTGTAATCCGATAAAGCCGTCTTTCCCTTTGCGGGATGGAAGGTCGGTGCAGTGAACGCACGTGATCCGTCCGGGCCTCATGGCGCGGTAAAGGTTTGCGGCGAAGTAGGCGTAGTGGTCCATGAATTCGGCGTATGATCCGCAGTTGCCCATGTCCCGTTCGCTGTCCGAGTAAACGAATAAATCTGCAAACGGCGGCGAAAATATTGAGCAATCAACTGACCCCTCTGGCAATCCGCTCATGACTTCGATGCAATCGCCGTTAAACAATCCCCAGCCTGTGCCTTGGTATTTGGGTTCCATTAGTTCGCCCCTTTCATAAAGTTTGGAAGTTTGATTTTTGTGCTTTTGCCGTATGCGCGGCGCTTGCTTTCGATTTCACCGGAGATCATTGCGCGGGTCATAGCGACCTTCATCCGGTCATGGTCCGCCGCTTTGCGCTGGACGTTTCGCCAGATACCCGTTTCGGTTTCTGCCATCACGATGTGCGCGGTGACTTCTTCGGTTTGACCAAACCGCCAAGATCGGCGCACGGCCTGATAATATTGCTCATAGCTGTGCGATATGCTGGCAAATACTTGGCATCGCGCATGTTGTAAGTTGAGGCCAAATCCGGCCAACTTCGGCTTGGAAACCATGACCCGACATCCGCCGGTGGCGAATAGATCAAGTGCAGTCTCTTTCTTGTCCAAAGGCATGGACCCTTTGACCTCGATAGCGCCTGAAATAGCATCTGTGAGTGCCGCGCTTTCGTCGTCGCGCTCGCACCACACAATTGCATGACCATCGTGCGCGTTGGCGATTAAAGCGGCCTTGGCGACACGTTCTGTCAGGGTGTTTTGTTTTTCACGGTGCATGGCTGTGGCGTTGGTTTCCGGTATTCGAAATAGTCCGTCGAAGTCACCAGATTGCAGGTTCACGTCCACAACGTGCGGGACGGTAATTAGCGCAGGTAAGACAAATCCGTCATCATTTCCCCCAAGATCAGATGGAAGTGAAGCTGCCCGCGCCCATGATGACACCCAAGCCCAGAAGTCGTCTTTGGCATGACCCTTTAGTCGCCATTCCTGACTTGCGGCCTGGGTGTCATTGATGAACCATCGGCAGAGCATTTCCATGCCCCCCATGACGCCAAGGAATTCAGCATGATTACCGATCTCCATATGATCGTTTGGCGCTGGGGTCGCTGTCGCTGCCAATCGGTAAGGCGTCTTTTCGAATGCTTCACACAGTGCCCGTTTGGTTTGCCCCATAAACGATTTCAGAATACTGCTTTCGTCTAGAACCACCGCGCCATAGATCGACGGGTCAAGGCCTTTCAATCTCTCATAGTTGGCGATCTGGACGCGACAATCGGATTGCCCGTTTTCGCGGATTACGGCGGCGTCCACTCCGAACGCCTCACATTCCCGTTTCATTTGCTGCGCGACCGCCAATGGTGTGAGGATAAGCGACGGCATGCCCGTTTCGATAGCGGCTTGATCTGCAAAAACAGCTTCGCAGCCGGACTTGCCTAGTCCGGTGTCCAAAAACAGCGCGGCCTTTCCCTTTCCCAAAGCCCATTCGACGGACGTGCGTTGGTGCGTGAATAATCTTTCCGGCAGTTCGGTTGGGGTGAACCCCACCGACGCGGCTTGAATGCCCTTCGCTGCGATAAATTGGTGGTATGCTTTTCGGTCAAACATCGGACAATTCCTGATCACTGACGCGCATCGGCATTACGAGGCTGGTCAACTTGGAGAGCGCGTTGCTTTGCGATGGCTCGATTTGGATTCCATCCGTTGCCGAACGGATCAAGATTTTGCTATCTGCATCCACACCAGTCAGTGCAGCGGTCAGATATCTGGCGTTGATCCCGACTGCGAATTCACCCAAGACATTTGCGTCAATTTCAGCCCTGCCCGCTTCCCCCACACCTACTGACGGATCACCGCCGCGAAAGATAATTGCATCGCTGCCAAGGGATTTCAGGATGATCTTGTTCGACTTGTCAGACGTGACGCCCGATCCTACGGAACCAACCGCAAGCCCCGTCTGAATGCGGTCAAGTTCGATTGTCGCAACGTCCGTCCAGTCCTTATAGCGTCCCATCATCTGACGCATGTCTGGAAACTTGCCGTCGATAACCTTTCCCCAGACGCGGGTGCCACGCACAACAGCAGACCAGCCACGTTCACTGATGTTGATTGCCATTTCATCCGCCTTAGAAGCGATAGACAGAACCGTCTGAACGGCGTCGTTTGGTAGGGTTCCGCCTCCGCCGATTGACGGCATGTCAGATAGCACGGCACGACTGGCGATATGCCCGTTGGTTCCCCACATGTTCAATTCGGCGTCTGCTTCGTCAAACGACACGCCGCATAGATGGTAGCGGCTTTCCTCTGTTGATGCCGCCGCTGCGCAATATTTGAGGGCTGCGCAGAATGTTTTGACATCAACCGCAACCGTCTCGCCTTCGGTGATCTTGTAGTTTGGGTAGTCGGCAACATCGCTGCACATCAGAGTGATGCGATTGCGCCCGGAAGAAATTTTCGCGCTTTTTTCATCAGCATCGATTGTGACTTGCGTAGACTTCGCAGCGGTCACAAATTTGGAAAGCATGGCAAACGAAATGCATACCGCGCCTTCGGTTTCGACTTCTGCCGGAACGTCCATCTCGAACGTGGTATCGCTGTTTGATCCAGTTATGGTGACGCGGTTGTCATTGGTGACGATCTTGACGTTTATCAGGATGGGCCACGGTGACTTTTGCGGAATGACGCGGGATGCGATTTGCATAGCGTCGGTGAATGCGGATGTTTCGCAGGTGAATTTCATTCCGCTGCCACCGCGATCTCGCCTGCGTTTGGCGTGTATTTCACGAGGTGCCCGACTTCTTTCCATGCCCCATTTGGCACGTCGATTTCAGACCAGCGGACAGTTGGTGCCGAACAAGAACCGCCCTGTGACAGGCGAACATATCCCCCGCCGTGTTTTGCGTGAATACTGCCGTCACGCTCAAAAAGCGCCGCTTGGCGATACACGCCGCGACTGTGAATAATTGCTTGGCCTTCGGGGATTTCAGTGAAGAAATTCATGTTGTTTGCTCCTGTGAAGTGATCACGCCATCGGTCCATTCGGTCCCGTCCGGCATTTGGTATTTGATAGTTTCGCTTTCTGCGCATGCGTCGATTTGTTCACCCGGCACGAGGTCCGGCAGATACAAGTGCGCAGGGCAGTCAGCGCCTTGGGATTGGCTTTTCGGGCGCAGTGGCTTTTCAAATCTTGAACAATGCCCATTGCCCTCGGACGTGAACGAAAAGTGCAGGCACGTTCTGCAATGCCGCCGCGCAAACGCGCCTTCGTGGCACACCGCCTTGTGTTTGCAGAAACGACACGCAAAGCTGTCTGCCTTGTCCGATATCCGCACCGGTGCATCGTCGCTGTCCACAAGGCGCTCGACGCGCAATTCTTGTTGCGTGGCGACTTCAACGTCCAAGTGCAGGCGTTCGGTCAGGATTTCTTCGGTGTCTTTGTTGACCATGACGTAGAGGCCACGGGTGACGCCAAGTGCAGCCATGCCGATATGAAGTTGGTGCCAGTGATCGGGCTTGTGCTTTGCCAGTCCGTGCCTTTTGACACCGCGCCAATCGGCGGCCTTTGCGCTTTTGACTTCTAGAACGTGATCGGCTTTCGGTGCCTCAATTACACCAATGCATCGTCCATCAGCTTTGCCCCGTAGGAACCCGCGCGCCATATCAAACCGCCATTGCTTACCTGTTGCGG